TTCACTAAACTCCTCATTCAATTTAAAATTGATATAGAAATCCATCATCTGTAAGTACCTATTGACTTGTTTATTAATCAATGGTAAGTACTTTTTAATGATCTTAGTTTTTACACCACCATCCTTCAGAAGATTATAAACATAATCCTTATAACTTAATTCTTCTTTTTTCTCAACTAATTCATCAAAGGTAGTATTTAAGTTTTCTCTTAACTCTGTTAGTTTCTCATGTTCAGTATTTCTGTTTGCAAGTTGATTGGTAAGTGTCTGAATTTCTGATTCAAGATCTGTGATCTGTTGTTGAAAGCCAGATATCTTAGTATTGTTTTGAGAAATGTCATTATTGAGTTTAGTAATCTCCTTTGATAGTTTATTAAATGAGAGCTCCCTTTCCTGTTCGGATTTAATTTTGAATTGTAATTCTTTGTAACCGTTTTGGAGCTCTTTAGCCTTCGTTTCAACGTCAGCAATTCTATTTAAACGAAACTCTTCTTCTATATTTTGTGTACATGTAGGGCATGTTACATTGTCAGTAAAGAACTTATGTTCTTTGGTAAGAGTAGATACTTTATTGGACATCTTACCTTTCAAATTGTTAAGTTTCAGTAATGTTTTACTTGCTCCTGTGACCTTTTCCTGTTCTTCATTGAGTCCATAAACAGTGTCATTTATGTTTTCATTCTTCATAGTAAGAACACAAACTTCATCTGCGAAGCCATCTTTCTTTTCAATCCTTTCCTTTATATCCTGTTTACCACGAGATTCTATTTCTTCAATAAATTTTTGTTGCATACTAACTTTATCAGTTAGACTCTCCTTTCTCAACTCTAGTATCTTAATCTTATCTCTTAAGTGTCTTAATTTATCTTTGACAACACCATTCATTGCGGAAAATATTCTAATGTCCAACAAATCTTCTATGACTTCTCTACGATTTGGAGCTGATAGTTGCATAAAAGGAATGAAACTACTCGATCCCAAGACAACAATCTGAGTAAATGACTTATAATTTAACTTTAATATGTTAGTCTCAAGATATTTCTGTTGATCATTTGCTGCTGCAGTCTGATTTAACATGTTATCACCAACCCATATCTCAAAGATAGATGGTTTGATCCCACGTACAATTCTATAGTCTCTAGTTCCTACAGTAAAACTTATTTCTACGTTACAATCTTTTTCATTTACAGTATTAACCAACTGTGATTTTGTGATTTTACGAAATGGTTTATTGAACAGAACAAATGTAAGAGCATCCAAAACTGTACTCTTACCAGCTCCATTACCACCTATTATTAAAGTTGTACTACTCTTTTCAAAATCTATCTCAGTCCATTGGTTTCCTGTACTTAGAAAATTTTTCCATTTAATTTTCTTAAATCTTATCATAGTTTTTTGGAATTAACAAATCATCAGAAGAAATTACCACATATGGATAATCATACGCTTCACAGGCGTTTATGGCAACCTCATCAGGAACTTCTGTAACATCTAGCTCTGGATACTTTTTATCACTCATAGACATCATCATAGCATATCTAACGGCATCATCCTCTTCTTCAAAGAGGAATATGACTCTCTTACCCTCTTCATCTTCAACTGCATAAGCTCCCTGTTCAGTTGAGGATTTAACTGAAAGAATATACATTACTCTACCTCACAGGCCTCAATGTAAACTTCTTTCAATAGATCTTTGATCTGAGATTTATTGAGAGACACATCAGACTCATCGATATATCTATTCAATATACTAATGGTGTCTTCACTCTCATCACTTTCTATTTCCTCTGCACCATAGTAACCATTAAAGTCAAAGTTTTCAACTACTTTTATATCATGAACATTTGAATTAACAAACTTTTCAATGAACTTTTCAAAGTCACTTAAGTTAGATTTCTGTTTTACTATGATCTTAATAATCTTATCTTGATACTTTGAAGTATCAATAAGTTGATGTGGTGTATCATTGTAATAAACATGATGAAACATTTGATGTGGATTATTTACCTGAGTCAACTCTAAGGTATCTGTATCATATAGATTGAATCCTCTAGGATCATCAACATCATTCCAATATATTTCATATGGATTTCCTAAGTAATGTATGTTGCCACGAGAGCTTCTGGTATGATAATGTCCAGAAAACACTTGTTCAAACTTATTATAGATTGCACAATCATCACCATGATCCATAACAACGTATTTGTTTGCATGAAACCCATTGAGTTCCAAGTGACCCATCACAACTTTAGCCTTTGATTTGTTTATACAATCATGAGTCTCTTCTCTATTCTCTTTGTTTATCCAAGGCACCATTAATACCTTTAGTTTATCAAGTTTTATCTCTGTTGCTTTGTCATAACATATGATATTCTTATATTCATTTAATAATAATTGTATTGTATTGACTTCATTTGTATTCTTATAATATGCAGTATGATTACCAACTATAGTATGAACCTTTATATTCATATCTCTTAGTCTATTGAAATAGTTTTCTTTTGCCCAATCCAAAGCTAAGAAATCAATACCCCTTCTATTGTCAAAGGTATCGCCCATATCAACAATAGTAGTAATACCTTCTTTCTCTAGAGTAGGAAAGAATACATCATTATAAAATTTTAAAAAGTAGTTATGAAACAACGCAGAACCTTTTCTAGCTCCGAAGTGTTGATCGGTTATAATTGCTATTTTCATCAATTATACCTATAATTTATATTATCCTTAATTGTATTGTAATCACTCTCATTCTTCCCTGTGATCAGTCCTCCATCACTGAAGACTTCACTATAACCTGACTTCTCAATTATCTTTGTTTTGATTTCAAGTTGTTTCTTTTCTTTCTGTATTCTTCTGAGAAATGCATAATGTATGATCTGTGTAAAGTAAGCAAAAGGATTCGAGGATTTCTCAGGATTAAAATTATTAATGTATTGAACGCAATTTTCGATTCCATCACATACCATATCATCTTTGAACATGTAGTTTACAAAATTTGGTTTGTAAGACAAATGAGTGGCTATCTTGAGAAAACAAGAGCCAAGGTAGTTTGTAATACGTGGTTTTGGTTTACCTAATTCTGCAGCCTCTTTTATATCGGCTTTATATTGTACGATAGCGTACAAGAATTCTTTATTATTGACGTAATGTTCGGATCTTTTTCGTTTGGCCATATTGGATACATTAAAGAAGTTATCACATAACTATGTACATATTATAACAAATAATCTCCCGCTTGACAAGCTCCTAAAATAGATGTACAATAACTCTGTAAGGGTTCAAAGGACAGCTCTATATCTTAAAGAGCTTCTCTAGAGACTCTCTAGTAGTCTTGACACTAGAAACAAATCCCAAAGAAGAAGTAATACCAACTTTTGAATCATAATCTACGTCATCGCTTTTATTTAATGAATTTTGATATCTAATAAATGTGTTGATCTTTTCTTTATCTGTACACCTTCCGTAATATAATACATTCTTTAAATCTATAACAAACATTCTTTCATCGGATAACTTTAACCAAGGCTCTACACGATACAGTGAGAAAGGCCCTCGACGAACTGGTAATTCCTTTATGAAACAAGGATCAAAAGCAATTAGAGTCTTATCTTCATCGACAAATTCTTCTACTTCAGCAAAGATCTCTTCACCAGAAGTTAATTTGATGTATGCGTACTTAACGTGTTCTGTCATTTTTGTTTCATCTTAATTGTAATTATCTCATAATTAAAATTTTCTTCATTATAAATCTTCACTCTTTCAATAAGATGATTTAAAGTATAATTTTTTTGAGATTTGTAAGTAGTCTCATCTGCAATGTCATAAAGAGTGGCCTTAGTTTTGTTTTTACCTTTCCTAAGTACTCTTCCGATTGATTGTAGATTCCTTACTCTAGATTTACTAGGAGATGCGAAGATTACGTTGTGAAGATTCTTAATGTTAATTCCAGTTGAGAAGGTGCCGTAAGAGGCAACAATGATAGCATTTGATTCTTCCTCGGTAATTTTTCGGATGTCCTCTCTTTCTTGAGCAGCTACACCACCATGAACAAAAAATACTTTTCGTTCTGTATCATTATTTATCATATTAAATAGTATTTCGCCATGGGTTTCTACCCTACTATAAAGTAGTAATGTATTACCTTTTAGATCTAGTGTAAGTTTTTTGATGAAATTATTTCTTCTTTCATTCTGAATGATGAATTGTACTTCATCTTCATAGGTATCAAACTTCTGAGGGTCATGTTTGATCAGTATAATTTTGATATTTAACTTAGCTAGATGACCTTTACTTATCAGTTCATCAGTGCGGATAATCTTATATGCAGGCCCAAACAGTCCTTCTAGAACCCACTTATGTGTCTGTGTTCCATCTAATGTTCCAGTAAATCCAAACCTATACTTAGCATCATGCAGTTTTGTCATGATCTTAATTAAAGACTTTGATTTAAATAGATGAGCTTCATCACCTATGACACATCCATATCTCTTAAAGAATGAATGTTCAAGTTTATAGATGGATTGCCATGTGGTAATTGTAACTGGTTTATCTGTATCTTTGTCTCTCCCTGCATATATTCTATGACAGTTCTCATCTGAGTTCCAACCATAGTCCATAAAGTCTTTATACATCTGTTCTACAAGAGAAGTTGTAGGAACAACAAGTAAAACATTATGACCTTTATCTACCATATACCTTGTGATGGTATAGATCATTAATGATTTTCCAGAAGCTGTAGGTGATATTAATAACTTTCGATTATATTTGAGTGCGTCAAATACTCCTTCTATCTGATATGGTCTTGGTTCATATCGAGTAATTTTATTCATATAGTCTTTTACACCTTCTAATGAAATAAATCCATTCTCTTCAAAAGGTGTACCATAGAAATTACTATGAACAAATTCATACTGATAGTTTGATTTCTCACAAAAAGAAATGACCTTATCTAACAGTCCAACGTATATTTCTCCGTTGGCTTGATTAAATAATCTTATCTTCCCATCCCAATACTTGTTACGGTATTGAGGCATGAACTTTGCGCCAGGAACTTCAAAGGTAAATATATCTGATAATTCACAGAATATATGTGGTTCCTTAGAATCAATTTTCAAAAAGACTTCATTCTTTTTGGATATAGTCAAATCCATGAAATATATCCTCAACTAGAATATATTTATCAGTCATAGCCACGTATGAATTTCTGCCATTCGATTGCATTTTTTATCTGAAATGTTCGGTTCTGAACTACTTTTATGATATTTTCTAAGTAACTTATCATAGTATCATAGTATTCTACCTTCAATTCTATGGTAGATAACTTTTCATCAGAGTCTAAGTATCTTTGTATTGCATCTTTTTCTCTAACTTTATATGGAAATGGATCTTTCTCATACACCTCTGGTTCTGCTTTACCAGAATAATATAAGTATCTGTCTTGATAAACTTTCTGATATGTCTTTTTGGCCTTGGCTCTAAGAAGTCTCAGGTCATTAAAGAGTTGATAGTATTTTGCATGTAATGTAGGAACCACTAAGGAAGCGGTGTGTAATTCATCAGGATCTATACGAGAATCTTTTTCCCACATAGTCTGAATTGTTTCAAGGTTCATACTTCTTTGAAGTCTTTATCTAGTAATTGGAAAATTTTGTATTTGAATACTACTTGTGCTTGGAAGTAGTTGATGTCTGTGTTAGATGCATCAAACTCTAGAGTTGATAAACTAACAGGGAACATTGATTCTATTTTAACATAAGATTGAGGTCTTAGGTTACTGTTTAATATTTGAAGTGTACCATCTGAATATTCAGCATAAGGATTCTCCCTATCACCAATACTTGGATAGTAAACATCCTCTAACTTCATATCAGTAAAGTCTCTTTGACTGTTTGGATACCCCAAACCAATCATCCATTTGTATATTTGTTTGTAATTTTCTAGTTCTTCATCTACAACAAAGGATACACGAAAATCATCATAAACGAGTTTATCGCCTGGGATGTCAAGATCTTTATATGGGTTAGCTTGTACTGCAGTTCCTAATGTGATGCCTGGTAAATTGGCTTGTGTTGCAAGGAAATCTACCTTTGGACACTTGTTAATTTTTAATTTAAAACCAACAGGAGATAGAAAGTTTCTATTTGATACCTGTCTTAGGGCTGGATTTATGGCCATTTATTTTACGTCTTTATCTTTATTTATCTAAATCTAACAATTTTTATTTAAGTCTTCTGCCATATTACCACCTATGTTAGCACCCTGTT